CCGAAATTTGTGGGGTGGCTTCGCTTTACTCTTTTTTCCCTTTGAACTTTTACAATGAGAGCAGTGGAACTTGTACTTGGTGTTATCGGCAGCATGCTTATGTGCAATATCTTTTCGTAAATTTACTGCATAACGATTTTGTGCATTTCTGCTAGCACCTTTGTACAAGTTTCACTCTCCGTTTTATTAAGAAGCTCTCTTACCGAAAACCTTTTCAGTCAACAGTTCCTTTTTTGAAGGAGCATCATTATCAATTTTGATTTTCTTGGGCTTCAACTCATCAGGTACGATATGCTCTAGATAAATGTTAAGCATACCATTCACCAATTTAACTTTACCAACATGAACATTCTCAGCTAGAGTAAACTGACGCCTAAATGCTCTGTCTGAAATACCCTTATGGATATAGTTCTTATTCACACCATCCTTAACAAGATCATCAACAGTTTCTTGTTTACCATCTATAGTGAGAATAGCATTTTGCAGTTCAATATCAATATCATCGACATTGAAACCAGCAACAGCCATTTCAATTAGATAAGTTTGCTCATCTAACTTACTGATGTTATAAGGCGGGTAATTGGAATGATTTTTATTTAGATTATTAATCTTATCAATTCTATCGAAGAGATTTTCGAAGCCGATAAGGTGCGGGAAAGTGTTCGCATTAAGCGAGAACGAAGTATACATATTGCCTCCTAAAATAGCAAGGTTGTCTTATGTGCCCCACAATGGCAGCACAGTACTAATATAAGCTATCACTGTTATAAAGTCAATAGCTTCTTCCAATTTAATTCTGGATTATTTGTACCGATATATTGAGTACCAGTCTCTAAGTCCACTAGCATATATTTGCTAGGGCATTTTGTTTTAATTGTTAAAGTGAAAGCTTTTTCTAATTCGTGGACAGTGCGTCCATCAACTAATTTCCTCGTTTTTTGATTCTCGTCCATTTACTGCCTAATATCATTTTAGTTTTAAAACGTCTAAACCAAGATACTTCTCTAGGGATTTTGACAACTAACAAGTTATCTCCGACTACATCCCATAACCATACAGTGTTATCTTTAGGTGGTCTTGCTACTGCACCCCAAATGGGATCCCAAAATTGTTCCATAATATCTCATTTCAAAATTAATTTTTAGGACCAGATCGCCCTATGTTATACTTCGTCACAAGTTCCCACTCACTCTTTTCTTTATAAGGCAGTACCTTTATCTGGCTCAAGGGAGTTACTGGCTCTTTGGTCTTATCCGGATTAGCAATCTTAATAAGACCCCATTCAGCCAATAGATTCACAATAGTGTTTCTGCGACCCTCATCGCTATCTGAAAAGTCTGTCGGCTTACCATCAAGGGCGAATAGCTCCTTGAAGTGTACAATGTAATACTTACCCTGTTTATGTAGGATATGGCAAGACTGATAAAGAATCTTAGTTTTTCTAGAAGCGATACCGATTCGTGTTAAAGTCTCTTTGACCTTAAGGAAATCGTCAGATTCTTTTAGCAGAACCTCTATTAATGAATCAATAGATAATTTCATTTCTTCAACCCACCTTTGTTCAATCGTCTTTTTATATCTTTAAGGTTTTCGGGGGATAGCAATGACAAAGCAACTTCAGCCTTTTTCTGGGAATAACCAAAGGCTTCTTTCACCAAATCAACGTCATTATTATCCTCTTTCTTCCACCATTTACTCATACGCTTCTTAGACCGTATAGTATTTATTAAATAATCATACTGTACTTTCTTGTCCAGCTGGTGGTAACGATTGACGAAGTTAGCTGATTCTACTGTATCTGCGAAGTAGGATAACCCCTTATTAACGATCCAAGGAGTGTATTCCTTCTCGACTGTCTCAGGAGTCTCACTTCCTGCGAACAGATCCTTATGGGAATTGATGCTATTGATAAAGTCAAATGGATTGTACTGAGCCTTTACCTTATGATCTTCGACTACTGGCTCTTTAACATCACTCGCTTTAACCATGACCTTGAATACATCGGTCATTTGAACTCACAGTCACTCATGACTTGAGCAATGAACGCTGCTAGGTTGATCTCAGGATTAGCAACAAACGCTGCCTTATACTGATAGTCAGCCAAGTGTAGGATTAGATAGGGGATCGACTCCGGCTTGACAATCTCAGAGATATTATCATACATGTGACGGAATAGAGTAGCACTATCAAGATCAGAGTTTTCACCCAACCACTTACGAGCTGCACTAAAGTTCTTATTCTTTAGAGCTTCAAGAAGAGCCTTATAAGAATCACCAGACAGACCGCCCAAAACACTTTGTCCGATGTTGCCAGTCGCAGAATGTCTTTGTAGTTCATTTAGTACCCTTCTCCAATCAGGAAAATACTTACCAATAACTTCAGCAACAACATCCTTCTCAAAGGGAACATTTTCCTTCTGAAGAATATCCATTACTCGCTTCATGAACTGCATAGCAAGTGATGGCTTATCCTTCTTAGCAATCCTGAACTCAACAACTGAGCAACGAGAATGCAAAGGAGCAATAAGCTTGTTCTTATAGTTACAAGTGAGAATGAAACCACAGTTGCGACTAAACTCTTCCATGAAATTACGCAGAGAAGGTTGAGTGCTTTGTGGATTTAGATAGTCAGCTTCATCTAGGATGACATACTTGCGACCACCCTTAAAGGAAACACTTGATGCGAACTGAGATATCTCACCACGCAGAGTATCAATGTTACCGTTAAGTGATCCATTGATTACAATATAATCGCAATCAAGTTGTTCTAACATAGCACGTGCTACAGTAGTCTTACCTACACCAGCACCACCAGTCAGTAATAGATTAGGAATATTCTTCTGATCAACAAACTGCTGAAACGTTTTCTTTAGTTCATCAGGAAGAATACACTCATCAATAGTCTTTGGGCGGTATTTCTCCACCCACAGATAATCTTCTAACATGATATTACTTCCTGCCTTTGTTAATGTCCCAACAAGGAATGCATTGCTCCCTAATAGAATCAGGGTGCCTTCTTGTAGATTTAGACTTTAAGTAAAAGGCAGCAACAGGTCTTGTAACATGGCAGGTGTTACACTTTTTAGTATTAACTTCAATATCACCAAATACAGTTCTAACTGTTAGGTTTCTTGGAAGCTCCCTTGAGATCACAGCAACGCTATCTTGTCTATTCATAATATAACTCCATAATATAAAGGGGTGGGGAGGAGCCTAGTATAACTCCTCCCCTCAATTAAGTCAATTAGTTAAAAGTTGAAGTTGCCTCAGTGGCAATCCAATATGTAATCTTAGCAGAAGTGAACTTGGAGATACCCTTAGACGAAACGGATGCGTCATAGTCAGCGGGGATAAGCTTCAAGTTTTCATTCTTAAAGATTGCATTAAACACACGATCAGTCGTACCAATAGTTGCAACATAAGAGTCAGCTGTTGGGTTCTTGCTATCATATGCCTTTAGCGCGATAGTCATACCATCACCAACCACAGCAATTTCAGGTAGCTGAAGAACATTACCAGCACGTTGAACCTTCTGAAGATCTTCGTTCTTTAGAGTAAAATTAACTTCAGCATCAGGGAATGTTACATCCTTAGAAGGAGGAGTAGCAAACGTCGAGGCATCAGCATAGGTATATACTAGCTTACGCGAGTTATCTAGGATGACTGCTTCCTTGTCATTCAAAGTCACTTCTGGCTTTTCAAACAAAGACATAACACCTAGGAAACGTGGCAGATCATAAATCGCGAAATCCTTATCAAAGCTTTCGTCAACTTCTGCCTTCGCCATAATAGTCTTTTGCGGCGAGATAGTACGAATTGTATTACCACTACGGAAAAGCATGCTAGAATTAATAGACGAAAAATTCTTCAACACATCAAGAGTCACATCACTAAACTTCATTATATTATCTCCTTAAGATTTCTTACCAAGCTGGGACGGATCGGCTGTAGCGGCAGCACCAACAGATGCCAAGTCAGCAAGGGAACCACCGAACACATAAGTTCCAACATGCTGTAATTGAATCCACGGGCATAACCATACCTGTAAACCAATATTTCGTGCCCACTGACAGAACATATAATCTTCTGACAGGTAGCGATTAGAGTATTCATTACCATCTGCATCATGCATGGTATCATCAACATACTTCAACACATCTTCTTGCGAAGCATTAGGATTCTTAGCATAGAACTTCCTAATGTCAGTACGAAGATGCGCATACTTGTTATCAATAAGAGCATCAAACAGACACATGATAAGACGCGAACCATCGAACGCTGCGGTGCGTACATGGTCAGGCTTGTATACTAGTTCAGGATATGCCTTACCCATCTTCTCTAGTGCTGACTTCTTAATCATCATAAACCCAGTGCCAGACTCTAGGATCTCAGCAGGTTCATCAATCTTAATTTCAGTTCTACCACCAGCAGGATTGAACACATAATCGCCAACATACTTCTCTAGGTTATTGACATTGTCATCAGCCATACCCTTATCGACAGCTAACTTAATCTTTTCCCAAGAGATACACTTCTTAGGATAAGGACCACATAGAATATCGTATTCACTTTCATCTGACTGTAACGCAAGCATCGTTATTACGTCATTGGCATTGAAACCAATATCAGAGTCAATGAATAGTAGATGAGTGGCATCTGAACGCATGAACTCATCAACGCAATAGTTACGAGCGCGAGTGATTAGCGATTCATTAAAGAGATAGTAGTAACGAAGTTCAATGCCATACTTTACAGCAAGGGCAGATAGATCATTAGTACTACGAGCAAACATGCCCGCACACATACCACCATACATAGGAGTGGCAATAAAGAGCTTACGCTTTCGTAGTTCTTCAACTGGTAGCTTGACTTCCATTATAAAATCACCTTTCTGTTATCTTCTAAATTATGCACATGTAACTGAATAATTGCGTAATGAATAACCTTTAGTAGATCACTGCGCCAATCTTCTCTACTACCTTTACGCCCATAACGCTGAGCATACTTGAGAACATTGCCGATACAGAAACCAGTACCATGGCCACCATCAATAATAAATTCAGTAGCCTGATACTTATTCTGTGAATAATGCTGCCCATAGGTAGCATCAATATATCTCTTAATTTCTTCTAGGGAATCGTCCTCATCGTACTTATATGCAACTTCCTCAACCTTCTTCATCATAACTCCATTGTATACTATACTGTTAAAATGTCAAGCAAATGCTTTGTATAATCCTATTAACCCTATGGCTAATACTGCGGTGTTGACCACTGTTTGGGGCGTGTTCTTAACCCTGAATGCCCAAAGTAGGAACAAGCTTGTACCTACAGCAAATGTTAAAATGTTGTAGGGATATACAGATGGACCGATGGCATTAAGCGTGTGCCCGGTTACGATAAAACCTGCTCCTATCCATTGTATAGAATCGTTATGATCGTACTTATATAGCATCTTTTTCACTTTACTCATCATAACCCCATTCTAAAGCAAAGTGTTAATATAGTCAACAACAATGTTCTGTTCTTCAATATTATTATTCTTCATCTTCTCAGTAATGAACATCAGTTCCATATTGGTAAGGATGTTACCAATCTTGGATTCTCTACCTGTCAACCAAGTTTCATTTTGATTGCTACCACGCTCAGCATAACGCTCTTTGCGGATATCTCTGTCGGTTTGTAGGTAAATGATTTTAGTATCAAACTTGTTAGCACAATTCTCTAGGAATGATGCGGTGCAAAGTCTGTCGCCTTCAAACAAAACGATAGCAGTGTCAGGTAACGTATCAAGAAACTTAATAGCTTCGGGCTGAACAGCCATACTCATACGGTCTGTACCAGCAAAGACTTCACCTTCCTCATACTTACCGAGGATATAAATGTCTCCGTTAGGAAAGCCTCTATAATGATAAGGAACTAGTTTGAAATCTTGTTTAAGAGTGGTAGCATCAAATCTCCACTGAGTCATAAGTCTACGCATAAGGGTGGACTTGCCGGACCCTGGTTCTCCCATTAACGCAACTACTTTCATGATCACTCCATAAAAAAGTCTAGACCAACTTTATTGTTTTCAAACAATCCAGTAGCATCTAGAACATTATTGTCAAGGT